CTACTTACTACCTAATCAAACCTTTATTTAGTTATTAAGAGTATCTTACACGACTTAATCTAATAAGTCAAGTCCGACACGCCCTAACTTCTAAACTTCTTTATTTAGTTATATCGGGCTATCTCTAACCTGATAAGAGAATACTACCACGCCTAATCTTAGAAGTCAAGTCGTGTCGGTGTGATATACCTCACACCATATTAGGGCGGGATTATACCACACGCCTAAGAATAAGTCAAGCAGTTTAGGTGTGGTGTCTATCACACTATAAGTAATTAGGACAATAGGGGCGAATAGGACTATTGGGATATATTAGGGCAGATAGTCAAGAACCACGCATTTAAGACATAAGGGTATAAAGTATATCATATACCACAATAAGGACTAATCGGACATATAGTATAGGTAGGATTATAGGTCGATATGTCTATATGTCGATATGTCGATATTTGAGGGTAGGGTGTTTAATTCGCTCACGGGGGGCATACATAGTATCCAACAATAATTTTCTGTTATATTAGCCCCCCTATATATATACAAACTAGTACAAATCGGACATTATAAAAAATATATCACCCTAAGTTGTTCGCTTTTCAGTTATTCACAGGTTATCTATATATGTAATATAAATTAATATATAGGGAGTTGTCTCCCTTTGATTCCGACAACTCTTATATATAACAGTATATATAATAATATATATAATGGGTGTATTATGCCCGTTTATACTTACCGTTAAATAACCGTTTTTAGGGGTGCTATGGGACGCAAGCCAGGGGTGCAGTCGATACCCAAAGAGGTAGCACAAAAGCAAGTCTTAGAAATCTTATCTCAAGGTTCCACCATCACCGACGCTATGCTATCCGTAGGTCGCAACGAGGTTACCTTCCGCCAGTGGTCAATGCAAGACCCTGACTTCAAGGCTAAGGCTGATAAAGCCCGTCTTGCTGGTAAAGGCATCAAGGCTGATATGGCTACCCTGAAGGATATCTCCTTTGAGGATTTCTCTGAGCAGTTCCTAGACACACAACTTTTTGAACATCATAAAGACTGGGTAGATCTGATCGAAGGCCGAGAGCCTAGGTGGATCCATCCCTCTATGACTTATGAACCTGCGGCCAACAACCGCGTTCTTATTAACGTACCACCCGAACACGCTAAGTCCACAGTTATCACAATTAACTATGTAACCTATCGTATAGCCACTGACCCCAATGTTAGAATCATTATAGTTTCTAAAACCCAGGGTATGGCTAGAAAATTTTTATCTGCTATCAAAACAAGAATGAGCCATCCCAACTGGACTAAACTTCAAATGAGTTTTGGACCTAATGGTGGCTACAAGGCAGATTCGCAGACTTGGTCTGCTGATATGATTTACTTAGGTACTGGACGCGACTCTGGCGAAAAGGATCCTACAGTACAGGCTTTAGGATTTGGGTCACAGATTTACGGTGCTCGCGCCGACCTGATTATCCTAGATGATGTGGTGATGAACTCAAATTCTCACGAGTGGGAAAAGCAAATTGAATGGCTTCAAAAAGAAGTCATCACCCGTTTGGGACGGCACGGAAAACTACTTATTGTAGGAACCCGTGTCGCTCCTATTGATTTATATAAAATGATCCGAGATGGCGACCAATGGACAGGTGGCAAATCTCCGTTCACTTACTTCTCTCAACCAGCAGTATTAGAGTTTGACGAGAAGCCAGCAAACTGGAAAACATTATGGCCTTGGACTGATAGGGCTGAAGGTGACGTAGATGAAGCAAATGCAGAGGGACTATATCCCAAGTGGGATGGACCCTCGCTCTTTACTCGAAGGTCTGAGGTTGCTCCGTCAATCTGGGCTATGGTCTACCAACAAGAAGACATCGTCCAAGACTCCATCTTCCCGCCATCAGCAATCGCAGGAAGTGTTAACGGAATGCGAAAACGCGGACCTCTTAAAGTTGGAACAGCAGGCCATCCAAGCCACGTTGACGGCGCTTATACTGTAATTGGTTTTGACCCTGCAGTATCTGGAAGATCTGCTTTTGTAGCAGTTACGTACAATAAGGCTGATTCAAAAATTTATGTTTTAGACTGCGTCAATATGGTTGATCCTTCCCCACAAAAAGAACGTGCTCTTATTGAAGAGTGGGTTGAAAGATATAAGCCTCAAGAATTTAGAGTTGAAATTAACGCTCATCAAAAAGCGTATCAGATGGACACCGACTTAGTTCAGTTTCTAGCCATAAACGGATGTAAGTTAAATCCGCACTATACTGGTAAGAACAAGTGGGACACATCATTTGGTGTAGCCTCTATGTCTGCCTTGTTTGGCAGCCTGAGGGACGGCAGATTTCAAGATAATAATATAATAGAACTTCCATCCAATGAAGGTTCAGAGGGATTGAAGTCACTGGTTCAACAGTTAATTACTTGGAAGCCAGATACTAAAAACCCTACTGACTGTGTGATGGCTTTATGGTTTGCTATCATTAGAGTTCGAGAATTAATGCAACAGTCATCTTTTGCTACTAAATACCAAAACAATCGATGGGCTACAAGACGACAAAAAGAATCAAGGTTCGGAATTAATTTAGATGAGGCCTTTGCTGAGCAATGGTCTGAAACTTATAGTTAGGATATAAATGGCTCTATCAGTTGAGAATATCGCAGCACGAGTTCAATCACTCAAGTATCGTGCCTCAGAACGCGATGCCCGCGCTGGTGACGTACTCTCTGTTCGTCAAGGTAAGATATCAGAAGTTTACCCTGACTTTTTTCCAGAGGGCGTAGACACCAACGTTGTTGCAAACTTTATTGATATTGTTGCTAGAGATCTCTCAGAAGTTATGGCACCCCTTCCTACAGTTAACTGTTCATCTGCCAGTCAGGTAAATGACCGTGCTCGTAGATTTGCCGACAATCGTACTCGCATTGCTTCCAATTATTTTAATCACTCAGACTTACAGGTCTCTATGTACACAGGGGCAGACTACTATGTAACATACGGTTTCCTCCCATTCATTATTGAATTGGATGAGGAATCAAAGATGCCACGCATCCGTGTAGAAAACCCAAGGATGGCTTATCCTGAATTTGATCGCTACGGACGATGTATTGCATTTGCGAAAATATACACACTTACGCTTGGTGAACTTGTATCACAATTCCCTGAATATGAAGTTCAGTTGCTAGGCAAAACAGGATTCAAACAAGATGTTAATGGCTTAATAGAAATAGTTCGTTACTATGATAAAGACCAATCTGTAGTCTATATTCCAAGTAGAGACAACTTAGTCTTGTCTAAAGCAAATAATCCAATAGGCAAGATGATGGTAGTTATTGCCAAGCGTCCAACTGTTGACAGTGAGATGCGTGGACAGTTTGATGATGTAATTGGAATTCAGTTACTACGCAACCGCTTTGCTATGTTGGCAATGGAGGCTGCAGAAAAATCTGTTCAATCACCTATTGTACTCCCAAGTGATGTTCAAGAACTTCAACTTGGTGGAGATGCTGTTATTAGAACAAACAACCCAGCGGGTGTTCGTCGTGTAGAACTTACATTACCACAAGGTGCATTTACTGAGCAGACATTACTTAATCAAGAATTAAGAGTTGGTGCTAGATATCCAGAAAGCAGAACTGGTAACGTTAATGCTTCTGTTGTTACTGGCCAAGGTGTACAGGCTCTTATGGGTGCCTTTGATACACAGGTTAAATCAGCCCAGGCAATATTTGCTGCAGCGTTAAGAGATGTAATTGGAATTTGTTTCGAAGTAGATCAATCAGTATTTGACGAAACTAAAACTATACGCGGCGTAGACGCTGGTTCTCCGTATGCATTAGAGTATAAACCATCTAAGGACATTAAGGGCGATTACTCAGCCGATGTTCGTTACGGTATGCTTGCTGGTCTTAATCCAGCACAAGGACTTATATTTATGTTACAGGCTCTTGGAGGCAAGTTAATCTCTAAGGATATGGCAATGAGAGAGTTACCATTTAATGTTAATGTTACACAAGAACAAGAGAAGATTGAAGTTGAAGATATGCGTAATGCTCTTGTTTCTTCACTTCAAGCATATACACAAGCCATACCACAAATGGCCGCTAATGGACAAGATCCTACTGACATTGTTGGAAAGATTGCTAGCGTTATTAAGTCGCGACAAAAGGGACAAACAATTGAAGACGCAATAGAAGAGATCTTTGCGCCTAAACAACAAGTTCCTCCTGCTGGAGTAGCGCCTCAGGTTGAGCAACCGTCCCCTGCTCCCACGCCTCCAGTAGGAGGTCAATCTCCAATAGAAACACAACCACAGGAAGTTCCAGATATACAAAGTTTATTATCTAGCCTGACATCTGCAGGTGGATCAAACGCAAGTGTAAGAACTATTCGACGCCGATAATTAAGTAGGGGACAATGACAACAATTATTGGATTAGAACATAAAGATAGATGTTTTATCGTTGCTGATAGTCAGACTACCGATGCCGATGGTAGAATTTATACACACCCTGAAGTTAAAAAGATTTCAGAAAGTGGTATGTTTTTGATTGCAGGCTCTGGCGAAACACTACCTTGTGATATAGCACAACATATTTGGGAACCACCAACTCCTACCAAGCAGGATAAAGAAGACCTTTATCATTTTATGATTGTAAAGGCAATGCCATCTTTGCGTAAATGTTTAACAGAGAATGGTTATAACTTTGATGAAGATACCAAAGAAACTCGCTTTCAGTTTATAATGGCTATTGGTGGAGAAATCTTTGATGTTGACCAAGAACTATCAATAAGTAAATCTGCAGATGGAGTATACGCTGCAGGCTCTGGAGCATCCTATGCATTAGGTGCCTTGTATGCGGGAGCAGATGCTTTTGAAGCAATGGAAATTGCATCTAAATTAACAGCATTTACAGCAGGACCTTACATATCAAAAGAACAACCAAAGAAAATTAAGTAGGAGGAACAATGGCTGGAGTTAAGGGAAGAAGCGGTGGCGCCAATGGCGGACCACAGTATAGCCCAACTAATGTTTCTGCAACTGGTGGCAATGGACAATCTGGAACACAGGCAGCAAAATACTATTCAGGTATGGGTTACGGACAAGGTAAGGCAACAATGCAACAACAACAATCTGCACCTATGGCTGGAACTCCTACTGCACCATTAATGAATCCTATAGATTCATTTCCTCAAGCAACACCATTTTCTGAACCATCAACAATGCCTGATACTCCAGTTACTGATGGAGCAGCAATGGGTGCTGGCGCTGGCCCTGAAGCATTAATGTTACCAAAAGAACAAGATAACGATGTTGAAAAACAAAGACTATTATCTTACTTACCAGCCTTGGAGGCAGCAGCACAAAGCCCAAATTCTTCACAAGCATTCCGTAATTACGTGAGAATTCTAAGGGCTAATCTTCTATGAGTGATAGAGAAGCCGCACAAAAAGCGTATCAAGATATGCAGAAGTCGAAGAATCCTTCTGCCTTCGATACTATGGGTGCATTTAATAATTATTATGCTGGATGGAATGTTGACTCTTCCAAGTCTCTAGCACTGGATATGGGAAGGTATGTTCCTGCAACAAATAGAGCAGAGGCTACCGCTCAATTTAATCAGTCTAAAACTCCAGTTTCAGATGATGGTAAAAGTTTTTGGCAGAGAGCGTTTACAGGAATAGAAAAAGCCTATAACTTTACAACTCAAACAGTATCTTTTGGTTTGACACTACCTGAAAAAAATAATCCTATGTGGAAAGATGAATTTTCACTAGACAAGGTTAAAGAAGCCTGGGATAAATCTAGAGATATATCTGCTGGTCGTTCTATTATGAGAACTACTATAGGTAGACCCTTAGATGAATTAGAGGGAATCTTTAGTGGTATAGCAAAGACTGTGAGTTTCGGTAAACTGTCTGGTGCTGATAAATTCTTACAGGACCACGTACTATTTGCTGCAAATGATTTTGATATATTTAATAAGAAAGAAGCCGAAGAGGCTTTTCGTGAACAGAATATTGGACGATTCACATCATTCGGTACAGACGTAGTATCTAGATTTGTTCTTGATCCTACTATCGTTGGCGGTAAATTAGTCAAGGGATACAAGGCTTTAAATTATACCGTTAAAGGCGTTAAAGAGTTAAATGCTATTCTTGCTGGAGAAAAGGCTGGAATCAGAGCCAATAAAGTAAAAGCAACCTTTAATGAGTTTATTCAAAAAACAGATGGTATGGATGCCATTGAATTATTTAGAGTCAAGGCTATTAGAGAGTCTGCCAACCCTGCATCTTTTGCAGACATACTTGCAGACGCAAATAAAATTGAAGACATTGCGCTTCGCCATACAGCCAAAGCGGACATTATTAAAATGGCAATGGGTGATGCTGACGCTGCCACTAGACTACTAGCAACCAACCGTACTCTTGCTGTAAAGATTGGTAACTTACAAGATGAAGTTACTGGCGCAAAGTATCTAGGTGCTGGATTAGATAAAGCAAGTGGACAACTTACATTTGACTTAGTTAATAAGGGAACCGATTTAGAAAAAGCCACAGAGAACATACTTCTATATGAAGATGAATTGGCTGAGTTAACTCAAAAATTAAATGCTGAGGCTATCTTAGATCCTACAAGAATACCAGAGTTTAACAAAGTGTCTGGTATTCGTAATGCTATTTCTGGAAGTCAAAAGTTTATTGACCTTCGTGCTGGTGCCGCAGGTGCTCCAGTTCGTGTTTTAACTGGATTTTTCTACAAGCGTCCTAGGGGTTGGATTGATTTTACAGATAATCAATCAGTTCAGACTGTAGATAACCTATTGAGTCGTGTGCGTGGTGTAGCCGATAAGCAAGAAAAGTCTTACGTAGTAGAGATTAACTCTCTAAAGAATAGACTTAACACGCAAACTCTTGCACCAACAGAGGTAAAATTACTTAAGACTAAAATCAGCGGCCTTGAAGATGATCTAAAGAAGGCTTCATTTACAACTGAACGCAAAAATGCTTTGTTTAATGAATATGCTGCTGCTACAAATGCAGCAGAACGTGCAAATGCTTTCCAAAAAATTGAACAAGAACTGTTTGATACAGTTGCTAAACAATTTGGATTTGATGAAGGCGATATTCGCCAGGCTTGGTCCCTGTTTTCAGGTGGCCGTGCCAAAGCACACAACATTATTCGTGAAAGAGCATACACTGGTGCCACAAAAACTCTACCAGATGGCCGAGTTGTACCAGTAGGTTCTAAAGCAACGCCTATTCTTGGGTCAGAAGACTTAAAATATATTATTCCGCTGCCATTAAATGAAACTCAACTAGTAAAACAGTTGCCAGTTCTTGATATTGACACAATGTATAATGCTTTAACTCGCTTAACTAGAGCACGTCGTTCAGATGCGGCTGGTGTCTACTATAGAAGCAAGGGTGGAGCAACAGATCTTATTGATGGTCTAGATTCATTAATTAAATTTGAGGTTCTTGCTCGTATTGGTTACCCTGTACGTAACGTATCAGAGGGAATTATGCGTATCCTTACCACAACTGGCCCTTTGGCTATTGTTGCTGGCTTAAAAGAATCTAGCCGCAAGTTAATTACAAATAGATTTTCTGGTGCATCACTAGATGACATTTATCGCTGGTCTGATGATGTAAAGTTACAAACATACCGTGATGAATTAGATGCTATGCGTGACATTGCTGATGATCCTGACTTGATTGCTTCTCAAATTAAAGAGATTGATGGTATGTTAGATGGAACCATTAAAGTACAAGATAAGTTTGGACTAGGTCTACGTGAAGTAGATGGCATAACATATGAAGATGCGCTAGGTGCAACACCTGAGCGTGCTGAATTTATTAAGAATAGATTTATATCTGAATCTGCAAAGATTGTTGATGCTCATTTGTCAAGCAGCAGAAATAAACTAAACAATGTCTTTGAAACTACTGGTGATTTCGTAGTCGTTAAAGGTGATGATCCTAATTGGGCTCAGGCTTACGAGAGAGTAATAAATCGCCAAGTTCGTAACTCTAAAATTACGCAGATTCTTTTACAGAACAAGCCAAGAGAACAAGTTATTGATGAGGCTGAATACTTCTTACTACAGACTAAAGAAGGCCGAGACATATTAAAGGTTCTTGGTATGGGTAGAGATGCTCGTTCAATTGTTGAAGCCAATATGGATAACATTGACGAGTTGTTCCCAGCCTTTGCAACTGGATTAAAAGAAATTGCCAAGACTCGCAAGATTACATCAGATGATATTATAAAGGCATTTGGCACAGATACTTTAAACTATCCAGCAGTCAATGCTGCTCAGGTTGGTGCGGCTAATGGATCTCATCCAGCCGTAAGAATGCTATCATCCATTAGAGATAAATTTTATAAGAACTTTGGAGAAATACCAGAGTCTAATCTTGTTCGTCACCCATTGTTTGTTGATCTATATCGTAAACGTATGGACTCAACAATTAGAAATGCTATTGATACTTATCCTGGTGATGCTATTCCACCAGAATATATCCGTAAACTAGAATCTAATGCACGTCAATGGGCTAGAGCAGAACTTCGTCGTTCTCTTTATGATACATCTGAGCGAGTAGACGCTGCCTATACAATGCGTTATGCCTTCCCATTCTTTGGAGCATTCACAGATGTGGCTGAAAAGTGGAGTCGTATCGTAGTCAATGATCCGTCAGTATTCGGTAAACTACAAACTGTGTATAATTCTCCAGACCGTGTAGGTATTACTGAAGAGCGTGATGGTAAGACATACATCAATGTTCCTGGTGAGTGGGTAAAGCGTGGTTCATTTGGTTTAGTAGATAGACCAATAGCCATCCCTAAAACAAGCCTTGATCTTTTATTCCAAGGTAACTCTTGGTGGAATCCTGGCGCTGGATGGTTTGTTCAGATTGGTGCATCTCAATTAATTAATGCTATACCCGATTTAGAGCGCAACAAGTTAATGAAAACAATATTACCTTATGGTCCAACTGGTACAAGCCCAGCAGAGTTCACTAAAGATCTACTTATTCAGAACCAAGCACTGCGTAAAGCGTGGGCTAGATTCGATGAGAACGATCCAACACGTCGTAACCTTACGGTTCTTATTGCAATGGAAGAAAATCAAAAGTATGATAGCGGTCTACGCTCATCTGCTCCAACAGCAAAAGAGATTGACAATAAGGTTAAGAATATTCTTGCACTAGAAGTAGCAGCAAGAGCAGTCCTTCCATTTGCTACAAACTTGCGTTCCCCTTATCAATTCTATATTGATGAATGGCAGAGATTGCGAGAAGAGAATCCACAAGATGCATCAGAAAAATTTTATGATACATATGGAGAAGATTACTTCTTATTCACTACTAGTTTGTCAAAGAACAATACTGGTATCGCAGCAACTGTAGACGCAGAGAAACGCTCTAGAGAACTATCCGATATAATTGCAAAGAGTCCAGAGTATGGATGGTTTGTGGTAGGAGATGTTAATGCTGGAGAGTTCTCACCTAGTGTATATCAGAGCCAAAGGAATACTCCAGTTGCTCCTGGTAGCACAAAGAAATTCCGAGAGTCTCAAGATCCTTATGATGCAGTAGCCGCTACTCAAGCAGAAAAAGGCTGGATCGTTTACAATAAAGGCATTGACATTATAGAGTCAGAACGAATTGCAAGGGGTCTAACTAGTTTAAATGTTGTGGATGCTCAAGACTTAAAAGAGCGTAAACAAGAATTCATTGCTGATCTTGAAGCCGAGAACCCTGAGTGGGCTAAAGTTCGCGGAAAGATTGATACTAATAAAATTACTAACTTCTTAAAATTCTCTCGAGAATTAACTCTAGATCCTAGAACTAAAAATAGACCTGATATAAAAGCAGTTGCGGACTATATCGATGGAAGAGATTATGTTCGCCAACTTCTTGCAGAGAGAAGCAGTAAATCAATTGATGCTAAAGATAATGCAGATTTAAAGGAAATGTGGGATACATTTACCAGTTCATTGCTAGATGAATACATTTCTTTTAGCAGAGTATATACAAGAATTCTTGAAAAAGACGATCTTACGAAGGGTTTATAATGAGTGTAACTGGTGGTGGTGCTTTAGATAAACTAAAATCTAAAAGTTC